AGGGTGGTATTGGTGTTTACCACACAGAAGTGGGTAAAACCATTGCTGAATTGAAACGTCTGGGTTTTAAATAGTATAAATAGAAATAATAATAGATTCTGGGACGAATAAAGCAGAGATACTTACATTTCTGCCTCCTACCTAGAAGAATAGAGGAGAATAAAATGAGCTTATGGGGATCAAGTACATCGGCGGAAAGCCGACCCAAGTTCCTACCACTGGATTCAAATGCTGCTGGATCAGGCGGAGCGAGAGAAAATGCCATTGCTGTTGCTGGTGGTTGGGGTTTATCTCCTGGCCTTGCAGCTTCGGGTAATGATAACAAAGATGCGCAACCTGAAGTTCTGGTCTGTATTAGTAACCTAGCAGAAGTTTTTGGTTCTGCTACACCAGTATCAATCGGATTTTCAGAAGGAGCAGTTGCTGACGCTGGAACATTTGACATTTCAATTACTTTCGATGAAGCAATTGATGTAACGTCAGCTGCTTGGGCTGCAAATCAGACTGTTACTAACAAAGCATATATTTTACTGTCTCGTTTGGGTTCAACTGATATGGTCGAAGATAGTACTGTTATGTGTTCTTACTACTCTGGATCGGGCACTAACAAAATCACGTTCAGAGGTACTTTGACTACTTCGACGGCTGGATTTCTTGCATTTAATGGTGCTGGTGTTGGTGATACCGCTGGTGAAGGAAGAAATGCAATTATTTTTGACGGTACTGCGAATCTCGCAGAAGAGGATGGCGGGTCGATTCTTGGACTGATGCTAGAATCAGGAACAAGAGATACACCCGGCGACAAGCTTGTTCAAGATACTGCTGCTAACGCTGGTGATGAAATACTCATGGAATCAGTAGACTTCACAATTGCGGGCGTAACAGGAACGGCTGACATTACTGACCTGACAATGACAGGCGGCGATGCTGATGTTAATATTTCTCTTGAGGGTGATACAGACGGTCATCAAGGTGGTAGACTTGTACAAGATACTGCTGCAAATGTAAATGATCCATTCGACATGGAAGACTATACCAGCGATATTGCCGTATACACACAGGCTGGATCATCCAGTGGTACTGCTTCTGTGTTAAATGGTGTAACTGTTACTGCTGCATAAGTGTTATAAATAACTATATATAATTGAAAAGTGAAAGGAAAATTATGATTGATATTGAAAAAATTAATGAACGCAAACTAGTTATTTCGAAAGATATCGAAGCGGTTCGGGGACGTATTGCCGAAGCGCAAAAGAAGATTGCTGAAGACCAAGCACTGTTGAACGCACTAATGGGTGCATTTCAACAGTGTGACGCCTTCATCAAAGAGTTAGATGATGATGAAGCAGTTGAAGATTCAACTGTTAGTGATGTAGAGAATAGTTCAGAAGAGGATTAATATCTACAGTAACATTCCCACAATTAAGTGGGTTAATATAAGGAGAAGCTAAAATGGCAGATAAGAAAATTACAGCTCTCACAGACCTTTCCACTGGAATTGCGTCTGGTGATCTACTACATGTGATTGATGATCCTACGGGAACACCAATCAATAAGAAAATTTCCGTTGCAAACTTTTTGAACCTTAATCCGGTTCCTCTTGCAACCAACACCGTAGAAACCATCATTGTTAATGGTGCAGCTACACTTACAAAGGGCATTCATCTTCTTGGTGGTGCAGATGTAGCTTGTGCAGTTACCTTGGCTGATGGTACAGTTACAGGTCAGCTTCACACGTTTATTGCTACAGAAGCAGTAACGAATCCACCTACAGTTACCCTGACCACGCCAGGTGGTGCAGGTAATATTGCCACGTTTGATGCAATTGGTGAAAGTGCAACTTGTCTCTGGACAGGTGCTGCTTGGTATTGGGTTGCTCATGCTACAAATGTTGTGGGTGATCTTGGTACAGGTCCAGCACTTACTTAATAGTGTAATACTTTGGTGTGGGGGGCTTGTCCCCCCCATCATTTTTACGAATGGGAGAATTTAATGGTTGAAGTTTTATCAGAGGTTAATTGGGGTAAGGTGGTAGAACCTGTTACCAAAGTTTTTACTAAGAAGAAAGAAGAACCTAAATTTCTTGAAGAACAAATTAGAGATCATTATCCCTGTGACGTAGAACCGAAGGAAGAAGAAAAATGAAAACATTTAAAAAATTCGCATTAGATGAAGCCACATTTCAGACAACTATTGCTTCTCTAAATCAAGATATCCCAACGGGCAATTATTCTGACCCCAGAGTTGTACGGGCGCTTAATTCTTTTGTTGGTACGGTAGCAAGAGCTACAATAGACGGAACAATGATCCCAGAGATGGTTGTTAGTAGATTGAGAAGTTCTCTAAGTAAAATTGGACTGACATTTGATGAAGTCCCTATGATGGAAGGTGAAAGTGGTTCTTACGATTTACCCTTGACCAGTTTTGGCGGTCGCTTCGGTAAAGGTTTGGACACTCCATATGATGAGTTTGAAGCAGATGACGGCATCTCTCATCAGGTAGAGGGTGGTTTAAGTCTGGTGCTGGGTTATGAAATGCAAGAGGATAATTCATGTAGGTTAACTGCTTCTATTAAATAGAATGTATGAAAATATAACTACTAACAATTTTGTAATGTATGCTATTAAACATTATAACAATCCACAGTGTGAAGGGGAAAAAGAGTTTCACGATGATATGAAGAGGTTTAAGTATATTAAACGTCTTTTTAAAAAGTATTCATTGGGGGGACAACTTAAAGAACGGTTGCTTCTCAATCATATCATCATTCTCAGGAACCTTTTTGGAACTGAGGCTTGTGTCACCCTTCTTCTCTTTAGGACACAAAAAGAATACCTTGGTGTCTTGAAGTCATTTCTAATTTTCCTAAATATGATTAGAGAAGATGAATTGTCAGATATTGAATCTGACAATTACGTTTTAGAAACATTAAGGGAAATCTAATGGGAAGAGCGATAGATTTATTTGTTACATACAGATTCATAAAACTACTTGTGACACCATTTGATAATATGCCAGCATTTAAGCTGGGTATTATTGATGCAGATGGTAATCGTATCATGGAGAAGACTGTTTCCCGTGGTATGCAACCCACCCAACTCATAGGTGATGAGATGCGATCTGCATACACAGTTCTCCACAAACTAGTATTCAACATCAAAAAGATTTTTGGCAAGGTGCCCGGACTTAGAACTAAGTTGGGAACCTATGCTGCTGCCCTATTCCTACTCAAAGATACATTCAAGGAATCTGTTGATGACCCTGATATGTTTGAGAAAGAGTTTATGAAGTATCTTAAAGAAGAAGGATATGAGATAGACAACACAATTTCTGAGGAAGTCATTGGATTTGGTGAGGTGCTACCTAAAGGGGAGTACACTCTAGTTAATGATATCCTAAATAGTGAAGAGGAAGAATTAACTGCTAAGAAGGGTGATAAGGTAGTTGCGTTTGATGACGAAGCTCCGTTAGATACGATTCTTGGTATTGACATATTTCCTATTATTCACGTTAAAACACAAGAAAAGATTTACGTTAGTTTGGAGGACATAAAATGAAACGCTGGATAGAAGTATCCCCCCATAGTGGGTTAGAAGAAGATGCCCCCGCTAATAACGCAAGTAGTGGTGCAGTAGACATGAACCCTGATGGTGGTAAGAAAAAGAAATTGCTTAACCGTTCCTTGATTGATGCTCGCACTAAGGCATATCGGGAACACAAAACACGTTTAGAAACACGCCGAGCCAAGCGGGAATCAAAGAAGAGTGCTTTCATTGAAAAGATTAAAGAGGATGCTGTTTCTGAAATTGCATATGGTTCTGGATATGATGTAGCAAAACCTGTTGCAGACATTCAGCCTGTAAATGCTGCAAAGTCTGCCACTGGATACGAACTGTATCACAAGGATTTCTCTGGAGTCATGCAACACGCATACAAGTTTGCAAAGACCAAAGGCGTGACAGTAGACCCATCTGAGATTGATAGCAAGGTTGCATCTGGTCCAAAGAAACCCAGTAGTGGCAAGACCAACAGTTATATCCTTGACACAAACAAGAAACAGAAAGTGCATATTCAAGTTGCTAATCTCGACAATAAGAGATATGAACTGAATATGTATATTGACTGATGATTAAAGTATATCTATTCCTGATCATCATGGGTGTGCTTAGTGCCGTAGGTTTCGGTGGGTATTTGTATTATAAGGATACCCAACAACGCATTGCTATTCTTACTGAGAACAATGCAAAGCTTGAAATTGCAATTCAGATTAGTGAAGATAGTATTACAACATTGCAAAACGATATTGCAAAAAACGCAGAACTAAGTAGAGAACTACAGAAGGAATTGCAGATTGCAGAGGGTTATGGTGATGAACTCCGTGCAACTTTGCAAAAACACAACCTAACACACTTGGCAAATAAGAAGCCGGGTTTGATAGAAAAGAGGATGCAAAATGCGACCAATCGTTTATGGGATGATCTTGCTGTCATCACTGATCCTACTGGGGGGGTGCAGTCTGATGCCGTCAAAGGTAGTGACGGTAACAAAGACAGTAAAGACGGAAGTTCCAATAGTAACAAGGCCAAAGCAAGTCCAGCTAAATGATGTAAAAATCTATGTAGTTGCAAAGGCTAACTACGCTGAATTTGTCAAGGAATATGCGAAGAAGAATGGTGCTGATTCTTATATCGCACTATCAGTAAAGGATTATGAAAATCTGGCGCTGAACTTTGCTGAACTGAGACGATATATAGAACAACAGAAACAGATCATTGTCTACTATGAAAATGCGGTAGCGCCAGAGAAGAAAGAAGATAAAAATGGGAAAGTTCAATAATAAAATTTCAGCTGAATTTCATCCACCCAAGAAGTGGATTCTGGAACGAGCCCTCTCTTATCAGAATGATGAGATTGATGCGGCTGCACTACAGGCAGTTGGTGTAAAATGTCCCGATAGTAAGATCACTTGCTCTAAGGGTTTTGTCACTGACTTAGCTAGTGTGCCTCGTGCAATCTGGTGGTTGATTTCCCCGTGGGACATCGCTCGTGCTGCAATCATTCATGACCTTCTCTACAAACGCATTCGCCAGTATCGTTTCAAAAACGAAGACCCTGATGATCCGAATGTAGAAGAAGTTCAACGTGCATACAAATCTGCAAAAAAGGCATCAGATAAGGTTTTCCTGATGGCAATGAAAGATGCTGCTCCATCTGTTCCGAAGTGGAAAATGCATGCCGCATATTATGCAGTTGTTCTATTTGGTCGTTGGTCAATCATTCCAAGAGAGGAAGACTAATGATGGCTGAAGATTGGGATGTGACCTATTGCAATATTTGTGGTCACGAATCTCATTGTGGAACGAAAAGGATGAAAGATTATAGACGTGAACCTTACAGCCATGGCATTGAAGGTCAAGTAGAAGTTTGTAAATCTTGTAGATGCGAAAAATGCACAACACCAGATTGGGGTTAACTTGAAAATTCTTATACCATTTTCGGGAGGAGTTAATTCGACCTATAATCTTTGTCGCTGGTTAACGGAAACCGATGCTGAGGTTGTTGTGAGATATGCAGTTGAGAAATGGAATGTGCCCGGATACAATGATAGGGACAATATGAAAGAAATAGAGTCTATTAGAGAAATTATTCTTTTAATTAAATCCACTATCCGAGACTTTGATTTACAATTTGTTGATTGGTCAATTGATTACGTCAATAATAGAGTCCCTGTTCTCAGTGGATTTACAAAAGGAACCTATGATATTGGCATGATTCTACCACGATACGAATCGTATGCCATCTGGCCATCTGAAACTGGAGCAGATGCAATTTCTATTGGAATATCGATGGAAAATACGGCAACGGATTGGGGATATCTTGAAAATTCTGAGATGCGGGGGCTGATTGAGTCTGCTGGTGTTGATATCTATCTAGGCGGTTCTCCTGATCTAACTCCCATACCAACGGGTAAAGACCTTGATCCTGATTTGTTTCACAAGACACTCACAGGTAGATTTGCACAATATGAAGCAATGCCAGAGGAGCTTCGTGTGCTTACTCATAAGTGTGACACATCCACATGTAATAAATTGTGGTGTATGCCTTGCGCCTACCAAAGAGGATATGAAACTTTTGTTGCAGATGGAAAAACAGGACGTGACTTTGATTTATATTGTGCTGAAAGGGGTAGTTATGGTCCATTCCGTTCACTAGCTAACAAAGACACTTACACATATCGAGGCGAGGCCTCGCCGACCTCTAGTAACAATCGGTGGAATTATTTAGCCGATGCTGCGGGCCTTCCATGGCCTTCAGTGGTCGTATAAATAAATAAAAAGGAAACAGTATGTGGTTTTTTTTAATAAGTAGTATTGCCTCTGCCGTTATTGGTAGTGCCGCAGATTCTTGGTTCTCTGACACCAAGATGGGTAAGTGGTTCTATCGTAAGGTTGATGATGTTGCATCATGGGCATCTAGGAAATTGGGATTGAAGGTTCTTGCTGATGAAACGAATTGGAAGACAAAATACCCAAATGTCAGTTTAAAGATTGACAGTCTAGAAGTCAGAATAAAACAATTAGAGGAGAAATAAATGTTTAGTTGGATTAAAAGTAGAGTAATGGAACGCACTTCATGGGATGGCGGCGCACTGATTGCTGTTGGTCTTGTGGTGTTGTTCCTCGGCCCATTTGCGAAGTATGCTGCACTTGCAGCAATTGCATGGGGTGTTCTTACCATGTTGAAATCTGAGAAGTAGATATTATGGGAGAGTTGGAAACAGAGGTTGAGCTTCTTAAAAAAGAAGTAGCAGATCAAACAAAAATACATGACCGTTTGGACATTGCGATTGAAAAATTGACCGATGTTTCCAACTCAATCCATCGTATGTTGTCTGTGCATGAAGAGAAGATTGCTCGCCAAGAAGAAACAACTACAGCTGCAGATAACAAATTAGAGATTCGTCGCATAGAACTAACCGCTAAGATAGACGAACTTCATTCCCGCATTACCACAAATACCAAAGAGATTATGGCTGCGGCACTAGTGCAACATACCCAGCAGAATAAAGAGATACAGAAGATTAAGGATGAACTGGCCACAAGGGTAGGCGTTCTGGAGAAATGGCGTCATGTCCTGATAGGAGCATCAATTGTCGCCGGATTTGTTTTGCATAAACTGCTGCAAATCACTTGACATTATACCATAGACCTGTTATTATGTATGAATGTCATATATTGATACCAAATACTTAAATATTATCAGTCCTTATCTTCAACAGTTCAAGAAGAAGGGCGATAATTTATGGAACTTCCGTTGTCCCTATTGTGGGGATTCCCAAAAATCACGAACTAAGACAAGAGGATTTGTCTTCCGTAAGAACAATGACCTGTTCTTCAAGTGTCATAACTGTGGCGTTGGTGCATCTTTGGGTAACCTAGTCAAGACAATAGACTCAAAAACCTACAAAGACTATATAATGGAACGATATAAAAAAGGTGTTGAGACTCGTAGTAGTCCTCAGCCGGAGTTCAAATTCAATGCACCAGTGTTTCGCAAAAAAGGTATTCTTGAAGGTCTTAAATCTATTAAAGACCTACCTAATGACCACCCAGCGAGACAGATTGTGGAAAGACGAAAACTCCCTCTGGAATCACTCTCCGATTTATATCTATGCGAATCATTTTATAAATTCACAAATACGATAATCAAAGGTAAATTTCCTTCCTTGGGTGGCGATCATCCAAGGTTGATTATTCCGTTTCGTGATGAACAAGGTGAAGTGTTTGCGTATCAGGGTAGAGCCTTTGGTGATGAACAACCTAAGTATATCACCATCAAGATTGATGCTGACCGTGACAAGATTTTTGGTCTGGACAAGATAGACAGGGGTAAACCTATTCTTGTTGTTGAAGGACCGTTAGATAGTCTGTTTCTGGATAACTGCATTGCAGTTGCCGGAGCAGACTTTAGTAATATTGAAGGTGGCCTCACAATCATCTACGACAATGAACCTAGAAATAAGGAGATCAACAAACAGATAGAGAAAACAATTGATCAGGGGAAGAGCGTATGCCTGTGGCCTGATACTATGGAGTATAAGGATATCAACGATATGGTTATCGGTGGATATACTAAAGAAGAAATACAAGAAATCATAACAAACAATACTCTCTCTGGACCAGCGGCAAAGTTGAGGTTCGCAGAATGGAGAAGAGTGTAGGAGCAAAAGATGAACACCGCAACCGCTGAAGTTGTATACCTCAAAACCACAGAAGAATACGTTGGAATTAAAATAGACAGAACAAAAGATCAATCTCTGTCAGAACAAGCTAAGAAGTTACTTACAGATTATTACCAGACAAAGGATGAAATATCACCACAACAGGCATATGCACGAGCAGCGGTTGCGTATTCATATGGTGACATGGAACTTGCCCAGAAGATTTATGATTATGTAAGTGATGGTTGGTTTATGTTTGCTTCCCCGGTCCTATCCAATGCTCCTATGCCGGGTGAGAAGACACGAGCTCTTCCTATCTCCTGTTTCCTCACATATGTTCCTGATACCCTTGAGGGTTTGATTGACCATTCTGCTGAGTTGCGTTGGTTGTCAGTCAAGGGTGGTGGTGTTGGTGGACATTGGAGTGATGTTCGTGCAGTGTCAGATAAAGCACCCGGTCCTATGCCATTTATCCATACAGTAGACGCTGACATGACCGCATATCGTCAGGGGAAGACCCGTAAGGGGTCATATGCTGCATACATGGACATCTCCCACCCTGATATTATTGAGTTCCTAAACATGCGTATACCCACAGGAGACGTGAATCGTAAGAACCTTAATTTGCATCATGCAGTGAATATTAGCGATGCGTTTATGCGAGCAGTAGAACGTGATGAGATGTGGGATTTGGTTGATCCAAATGAACAAGATGCCCGTGACAGTATGAAGGCTAGAAAATTATGGGAAACTGTGTTGGAGACACGTTATCGCACAGGTGAACCATATCTTAACTTCATTGATACAGCCAACCGTGCATTACCACAGACCATGAAAGATAAAGGATTAAAAATCAACGGGTCTAACCTGTGTCTTGTGGGTGATACAAAACTTGATTGTATTATAGACGGCGATCCCTGTTTTGGGGTTACACTTGAATATATTTGCAAACAGAGTTTTGCTGCTGATGTTAAAGTTCTGTCCTATAATGTGGAAACTGGTGAAACTTCCTATCAAAGAGTATTATCTGGTTCGTTGATGAATAATGATGCTGATTTGATTCGTATTGAGGATGAAGAAACTGGCAACTTTATTGAATGCACCCCCGACCACAGAGTATTCACAAAAAATCGTGGGTATGTAAAGGCTGAGGATTTGAACGAGGATGATGATCTTGTCTTTGGTTAGATAATAGTAGATGGATTTCTATAGATTTGTTTTATTATAAATATAAGTATAACAAGAAATCCATCTACTCATCTATCGGGGATTAATATGAAATACACAACATATCTATTAACATCTAAAACATCCGGCAAACAATATGTGGGATATAGTTCAAAGGGTGTATCAGCGAGATTGCACAAACACCATATTAATGCTAAACGAGGTCAGCAGACGCATTTATATAATGCGATACGATTATATGGTATAGATGATTTTTCATCAAAGATATTGTGGGAAGGTCGTTCTAAAAAGAAAGCAACTGATATGGAAAAGTTCTATATTAAAAATCTTGATACTTATGTGAATGGGTATAATCAAAGTCTTGGTGGTGATGGTGGATATTGTGTTCCCCCAGAGAAACGAGATGAGTTTTATAAAAATCATAGTAGGATGATGAAAGGAACGAATAATCCCAGATATATTAATGTTGATGACGAAACACTGCTTGAAGGCGCATATTCTTATTTTAAAGAACATGGTGTATTACCATTATATCACTGGTTTATATATAGTAAAACTCTTGGTTTTCCCACAAGTTATGCGCTGTGTAGATTTGAAGATTTGGGTGGTGGCAGAGTGGGATTTAAAAATTCTATGAAGAAAAAATATGGGTTGTGTGACGATGACTTTAAATATGTAAAAACTAAAGAACACAAACAAAAACTAGCAGAAGCAAGTAGGAGAAAATAATCATGGCCTTAAAAATAACGAAACTAACTCAGCGCCGGCCCGTATATGATATTACTGTAGAGAACAACCACAACTTTTATGCTAATGGTATTGTTGTGCATAACTGTAATGAGATTCACCTTCCTACTAATGAAGATCGCACTGCTGTGTGTTGTTTGTCATCTGTCAATCTGGAGAAATTTGATGAATGGAAGGATACTACAATGATTCGTGATCTTATTCGATTCCTAGATAACGTCCTTCAGTTCTTCATTGACAATGCGGGTGATGAAATCAGTCGTGCTCGTTTCTCTGCTACACAAGAACGTAGCCTTGGTTTGGGTGCAATGGGATGGCATTCTTATTTGCACAAGCATCGTATCCCCCTTGAGTCTCCATCTGCTGTGGTTAAAAACATTCAAATCTTTGAACATATTAAATCAGAAGCAGTTGCAGAGACAGAACAACTTTCAAAGGAACGTGGTGAATGTCCAGATATGAAGGGTACAAGAAGGCGCAATTCTCACCTATTGGCAATTGCACCTAATGCAAACAGTTCAATCATCTGTGGCACGTCGCCATCTATTGAGCCCAGTAAGGCAAATGCATATACGCACAGAACCCGTGCTGGTTCCCATTTGGTTAAAGATAAATATCTTGAAGAGGAATTGGAGAAGATAAATAAGAATGATGCAACAACTTGGAGTTCGATTATCACTAATGGTGGTTCTGTTCAACACCTAAGTTTTCTGTCATCAGAGGTAAAGGATATATTCAGGACTGCTATTGAAATTGACCAAAACGCAATCGTTTCTCAGGCTGCTGATCGGCAACAGTTTCTATGTCAGGGTCAGTCATTAAATGTGTTCTTTCCAGCAGGCGCATCGAAGGCAGACCTACATAAAGTACACTACAATGCTTGGAAGTTGGGTTGTAAGGGATTGTATTATCTTCGTACAGAAACCTCAGCCAAAGCAGAGAATGTGTCAACCAAAATAGTGCGTGATGCATTGAAAGATTACGAAACACAAACAATGACACAAGAGGAGTGTATAGCATGTTCGGGATAGCGCTAACAAAATCGGCAGTTGATTATCTAGATAGTGTTAGATCAGATGGAGACTATGTGTCCCTTGGAGTTAAGGGTGGTGGATGTTCTGGTTTGGAATATGTTTGGGCAATGGCATCAGAGCTTCCAGATGTAAATTGGTCAGAACCAATTGAAAATGTATTAGTACTTGACCCAATGGCAGAGATGTATGTCTTGGGGTCAGAAATAGATTATGTAACAGAGTTGGGGGGTTCGTTCCTCAAAATTAGCAATCCACAACAGAAAAGTAGTTGTGGTTGTGGATCATCGTTTGGAGTATAGTATGAATATAAGAGTGGTAACAAAGTCCGATTGTCCATTTTGCACGATGGCAAAGAGTTGGTTGAAGGAACATGCATTTGAGTATGAAGAGGATTTGATTGATAATGAAGAAGAACGTCTAGCGTTCTATCAGACAATCAATGGCGCTACCGAAGTGGTGGGTGCGATGAATACTCGTAGGGTTAATTCTGTTCCCCAAATCTTTATTGATGACAAGCGTATCGGGGGTTATGATGATCTAATGAAGATGGGTGATGACCTACTGAAGAAACGCAGCGGGGGTGGACTATTACAGTTCAGTGAAACCTATAAACCGTTTCACTATCCTTGGGCAGTAGAGATTACCACACGCCATGAAAAGGCACATTGGATTGAGGACGAACTTGATTTGTCTGAGGATGTGGCTGATTGGAAGTCTGGTAAGGTCACTGAGACTGAGAAGGAATATGTTACCAACATCCTACGCCTGTTCACACAGTCTGATGTTGCAGTGGGTCAGAACTATTATGACCAGTTTATTCCCAAGTTCAAGAATAATGAAATCCGTAACATGCTTGGTTCTTTTGCAGCCCGTGAAGGTATACACCAACGTGCATATGCTCTACTCAATGAGACACTTGGGTTGCCAGACAGTGAGTACCATGCATTCCTAGAGTACAAGGAAATGGTAAATAAGATTGAGTTCATGCAGGAGTCAGACAATACCACAATGAAGGGTCTAGGTCTTGCACTTGCAAAGTCTGTGTTCAATGAAGGTGTTGCACTGTTTGCGTCATTCGTTATGCTCCTCAACTTCCAGCGGTTCGGTAAGATGAAGGGTATGGGTAAGGTTGTTGAGTGGTCTATTCGTGACGAAGCATTATTGGTTGGCACGAAAGTAACAACTAAGGCCGGCGATAAAAATATTGAAAATATAACATTAGAAGATGAAGTGTTACAATTTGATATGAACACAAAAGATTTTTCATATACAAACCCAACAAAAACACAAAAAGTTATTCGTGATGAAATATATCATTTTGAGGGCGCCGGGTTTGACCAAAAAGTTTCACCAAATCATAGAATGATATATGAACAGGGTGGTGAAATAAAGGAATGTTTAGCAAAGGATTTTGAACCATCAGAAGACAAATATTTTATAATTGTTGAATAACTCTTTCGTCTTGAATACTCCATTATTATAAATAGTATTATAATATTAACTGGGGGTATGTTGATGGGGTATATATACAAAACATTAAATGTAACTAATAATAGGGTTTATATTGGTAAAAGTCATAAAAAAATATTTGATGAAAATTACTTTGGTTCTGGAATGTTGCTGCGTCAATCAATAAAAAAACACGGCAGTACTGATCATTTAATTGTTTCTATTATTGAATATTGTGATAATAGTGATATAGATGATAGAGAAATATATTGGATTGACAAATATAAATCTAAATTTGGTGATTTGATATACAATTTATCAGAAGGTGGTTCGGGCGGAAACACAAATAAATATAAATCACCAGAAGAAAGGAATAAAATATATAAACGCATATCAAAGAAAACTATTGGGAGAAAAGATTCGCCAGAAGTAAAATTGAAAAAATCAATATCAGCTAAAAAAAGAATAATAGATTTTCCTAACACATTACCGGACAATAAAGGAAGAATTCATGAGAGGAGTGGTTTAGAAAATATACGAAATGGGATAAAAAAAAGAATTGGTGAGATGACTATAACTGATGGTGTAAATGAAAAAAAGATTATGAATGAAATTGATATTCCTGATGGTTGGCAAAGAGGGAGAAGCAATGCGTTTAAAAATAAATCGAGGGGGAGAACAATGAGTGTTGAATCTTCATCTAAAAAATCAAAACATTTTACTGGAAAAATTAGAATCACAAATAAAGTGGAAAATAAATGGATTTGTGGGGGACAAGAAATTCCAGCTGGATATATAAGAGGAATAACAAAAAGGGGTGACATGATATGCAAATAAAAAGAATTAAATCAACCGATGTAAAAATAACACATACAAAACTTGACGAACCAACAGAATTTCATTGCTTATCTGTTCCGGGTAAATCATTTGTTGTTACGGATGAACATGGCAATAGGTCGGTTACTGGAAATAGTATGCATGTTGAGGGGAACGCTAAACTGTTCCGTCAATTTTGTGTTGAGCATCCCAAGGTAGTTGATGATGATTTCAAGGGAGACATTTATGTTATGGCTCGTGTTGCAGTCAAGTTAGAAGACAAATTCATTGACCTTGCCTATAAGATGGGTGAGATTGAAGGTCTAGATGCGTCTGAAGTAAAGTCATATATAAGGTATATAACAGACAGACGTTTATTGCAGTTGGGTTTAAAAACCAATTTTAAGGTAAAGGAAAATCCTCTGCCTTGGTTAGAGTGGGTACTGAATGGTGCAGACCACACTAACTTCTTTGAGGGAAGAGTTACAGAATATGAGGTGGCAGGATTATCAGGCAACTGGGAAGACGCATATGAGGCAATTGCGTGAAATTAATAGTATGTGAAGAATGTGAAGCAGAGTTTCGTATTAAACATGGGATGGATGAACACCATTATCAAATAACCTATTGTCCTTTCTGTGGTGAATCAACTTATGATCCAGAATTTGTTGATGAGATTGAGTGGAGCGAAGAGGATGAATAATGAGTGATTTTTATATTACTGGAACAAGGAGAGGCCTTGGTCAAGCACTTAGTGTATTCTATGACACAGTAGATACTCTAGAAGATTGTGATGTATTTATTAATTGCAAACATGATGGGTTTCAACAAGTTGATCTATTGTATAAGGCTGCTGAACTCAACAAACGTATAATTAATATAGGATCAAATTCTCCTGATCAGCGTGGAAATAGAATTAGAACTTATCCAACTGAGAAAGCAGCATTAGACTATGCTAATGATCAATTGTTTTATCAAGGAATAGATACAACGATTGTAAGGTTTGGTCGTTTTGATACTGCTAGGGTTGCTCATATTGACGCTCCAAAAATGACTGTATCATATTGTGTATCACTTATTGATTGGATTCTTAATCAACCATATAGAGTAAAAGACATTACGGTTACACCATGAACATGTGGAAATATTGGTGTAAGGCAATCGGGTATAAAGCATTTGATGAGGATGACAAAGCAGACAGGGTTGCGATAATCAGGACTGTTTGGGTTGTCTTACATACAGCAACATGCTTTGCAATTATTGCAAACGCTTGGAGACAGTGGTGACTTGGCACTACAACGGAAAACCATTCACAAGTGAAATGATTGAAGACAATCTTGGTTTTGTTTATATAGTAACTGACAAAAGAAATGGTAAAGACTATATTGGCAAAAAAGGTTTAGTGTCTAAAAGAAAATTACCCCCACTGAAGGGTAAGAAAAGAAAACGCATCAAGATAGTGGAGACTGATTGGAAAACTTACTGTGGTTCAAATGAAGAAGTAAAGTTGTTAGTAGAAGAACACGGATTAGAATTGTTTGATAGAAAAATTGTTCGGCTATGTAAATCAAAGGGCGAAATAAATTACTATGAAGCTAAACTTCAATTTGACACAGATTGTCTATTAAAACCAGATGAATTTTATAATGCATTTATAGGATGTAAAATAAGTCGCTCCCACCTAATAACTAAACCCTAAAACACCCGAATCACCTAAATAATCCTATATCGTATTTTATAGGAGTCAGCGATGGAAATATTTGCAATTATCGCTGAACTTGGTTTTACGGTTACTGCCGTTTTAGCTGGTGGTGCATTTATTATTATTCTCCTAAAATATATACTAGCATCGGTGGTAGATTCCGCTGCGACATTGAATATGTTGATTACGGCGTTAGATAACCGTGTCAAAACTATTAATAATGAAATTGTGAGACTAGACTCTTTGGTATGCCATGTATTGGGTGTAAAACCAGATGTCCGAAGGATGTCTGCTGCCGATGGCAAGGAGGATGCCAGAAAGGACTAGTTGAATGGAAGAGATTATTAAAGCAGTCCAAGAACAGGGCATTACTGTAGTTATGGCTGTTGGTATGGGTTATTTCATATTCTTTATTTGGAGATACGTCACCCAAGAAATTCTTCCCGCATTGGAAAAGGCAACCGGAACTACTATTGGACTTATTGATAGGGTACGGATGCTTGACAATGATATGATACGAATGGACCAAAAGATCAATACTATACTGGAACTTCGTGATATTGAGAAGGAGAAGAAGAATGATTAGGTTTATACCGATATTATTGTTTGTTCCTTCACTTGCGTTTGCTGGAGATTTGACGCACCAATGGAAGTCTCCTGCTTTTAGTGGGCAGGGATATAGCGCCCATGTTCTAACTATTGAGAATCAAGAGTTCTCTAGGAAACAAGCAATCAAAGAGAAACGAGAAGCAGAGAAACGTCAAGCAATACGAGATGCTGCAAATACGAACCTATCTAAATTTATGAAAAATGTAGAGTCAAGGATATATGCTCAACTTTCAAAACAATTAGTAGATAGTATGTTCGGAGAAGAATCTTCAACTTCCGGCACAGTTACTTTTGAGGGTACAACAATCAGTTACACCAAAAGTTCTGAAACCGTAGAATTAACGATTGTGGATGCAAATGGTAGTTCGACTATTATCACTGTTCCTGTTGGCGACTTTACTTTCTAGTTGTGCATCTATCCAACCGATAGATGCACCTGAAGTAACTTCATCGCCAATGGTAGATGAACTAAAAAATATCCCGGCACCAGTGCAAAAAGTGCCGATAGCAGTGTATAAATTTAATGACGTTACTGGTCAGAGAAAGTCTGGTAATAATCTTGCTTTGCTTAGTAGTGCGGTTACACAGGGCGGTGACATATGGTTACTGCAAGCATTAAAGAAGGCTGGGAATGGTGAGTGGTTTCAAGTTATTGAGAGGATGGAATTAGACAATCTTCTTAAAGAACGGCAGATTATACGAAACACAAGAAAGTCGCACGAAGGAGATAAAGCAGAAAAGATCAGGCCGCTACTATTTGCAGGAGTGTTACTAACAGGCGGTATAGTTGGTTATGATACTAATACGGAAACTGGTGGACTAGGTGTAAGATATTTGGGTATTGGTATATCTGATGAGTATCGTAAAGATATGGTTACAGTTGCTTTACGATTAATATCGGTACAGACAGGTGAGGTGTTACTAGCAGTCAGTTCTCAGAAGACAATTCTGAGTACTAAGTTATCTGCTACAGTGTTCAAGTTTTTGGATATGGGAACAAGCTTGCTGGAGACTGAAGCAGGTATAACAGACAATGAGTCTACTACCTATGCCGTGAGGAAAGCAATTGAACAATCGGTTATAGAAATTATTAAGGTGGGTGAGAAAAATAAACTTTGGGAATTTAAAAAGGAGAAAATCAAATGAGAACGAGCATACTTACTATTCTCGCTTACTTTGTTATGATGAATGTGGGTTATGCGAGTGACGTTTACATTACGCAGTCTGGTGCAAGTCTGACTGCAAACATCAATCAAGATGGACAAGACAACCAATTTGGTGACGGGACAACTGATGTTACCCTAACAGGTGACAACCAGACGTTGGACATTGACCAAGTTGGTAGTACAAATACTATTGCTGCATCTGTCGTTGGTGCAACACAAGAGTTAACAATCAACCAGACAGGTAGTAGTAATACGTCTACCGTATCGGTTGGTTCTAGTTCTTCATCTGATGACAACAGTATTATCCAGACAATCACTGGTAGCTCAAATACGACTACGGTGAATGTGGGTAATAGTGCTGCGTCTAGTGATGCCGATGTTGATCTTGTTGTTACAGGTGACAGTAATACAGTGACTATTAATGAAAATAGTACTGCAACAATGGCGAGTGGTGATAAGAAGGTGACAAACATTACAGCGATTGGTGGAAGTAATACTATTACATCTACACACACTGGTGCTGCTGACCAAGACACAACCCTGCATCATACGGGTTCATCTAGTACTTTTTCTATTACACAGGGTGGTGCATATGATGGAACAGTGGACATGACAACAGTGGGGTCAGGCCATGATGTTACGATTACTATGGACGATTAGTATTATTTTCTTTAGTACCAATGCTTATGGTGCTATTGGAAATGTGGTCAAAGGAAACGCTTCTGTAGAAAGGTCTGGTGAAAAGACTGATCTAAAGAAGGGTTCCGATATTGAGTTTAAGGACACTGTGAAAACTGGTAAAGGTGACATAGGTATCACGTTTGTTGATGATACTAATGTTGCAGTGAGTGCCCACAGTGCTTTGGTAATTGATGAATTTATATATGACCCTAATTCTAAAACAGGCTCTAAGTTGGTCATGAATATTGCACTTGGCACAGTGCGATATGCGAGTGGTAATATTGCTAAATTAAATCATCAGAACGTAGAAATTAGAACACCAACAGCAAGGATTGGTGTGTTGGGGACTGCATTCAGTATGACCGTGGATGAGGTTGGAAAATCTTTAATTATTCTACTACCCAACAAAGACGGGACCGTAGGTAAGATATCGGTAGAGACTGATGCGGGACAAGTTATTATGAACCAAGCATTCCAATCAACATTAGTTAGTACGGGGGAAAACAAACCATCTAAGCCTGTAATACTAGATTTGACATTAGACCAGATTAATAACATGTTGATTATTAAACCGCCCAAACAGAAATTGTTGGATTTATTAGAGGATTCTAAAGACAGTAAGAATTTACTTGATATTGATCTCTTAGAGTTTAATGATTTAGGTAAGAACGAATTAGAAGAAGACCTATTTGGGTTTAATGAATTAGACATTAACGATTTGGATGTTGACCTACTTGGAAATATCCTAGACCAGATTGCCGCTTCACTCGCACAATCAGAGATGATTGATGGTAGAACAAGTGGGTTTAATAAAGTCACACAGGTCAACACACTGGTAGATGGAAACAGCACACGCATCATACGAAGAGTAGGAAGTAACACAGTAGATTTAGACTTGATAAACGACTATGGTTATAGGATTAATATTACACAGGGAATGCCTGTGCCGGAGATAACAACAAAAGATGAAAACGCTTCTAATATCATTAATATTACTCAGTCTGACTAACTTTGCACTTGCTGGCAACAGTGTGTTCATTGAACAGATAGGTACGAGTACAGATTCTACGATAACTGTAGATATTGACGGTAATAACAATTCCGTAAATCTTACTATGGAAGGTACTAACAATGATTTGAATATTACACAAGGGGGAAACAACAATACAGTCAGTTGGATTTCTTATTGGGGTAGTGGTGAGACTTGGGGTGGTGATTTGGATGGTAACAGCAACACCATAAAAACTGAACAATACAACACCACCGGCACAGATACGAATAGGGTGGGTATGCATATTCAGAGCAATAGCAACACGGTTAGTGTTGGCCAAGGATGTACATATGATAGCCAATCAGACACAACTTGTTCTGGTACTATATCAGAATATGGTGGCCATACTGTGAATTTAGACTTACATTCAGGTAATAATAACATCAAGGTGGGTCAATCATCAGGTTCGGTTGATGCAGACCATTATGCACAGATTTACATGTATGGTGGGGAATATAATACTATGTTTGTCAAGCAGGATGGTAGTGGAAATAAGACCCTAAATATAACAGTGAGGACAGATGGTGGGACACAATCTGTTATTCAAAAAGATAGCGGGGCCCATAGTGCAACAATAGATTTGACAGGTAGTTATCACACAGATTTGAATTTGATTCAGCAAGGTAGTACAAACCAATCATATTCATTGACACAGAATTGTCTGACAAGTGGTGGATGTAGTGTGGGAATTACGCAAGGAAATTAGTTATGAAAAAGTGGATTATATCATTATTCGTCATTTTAGTATTGTGTGGATTGCGTTTTGCAGACCCGTGGTTCCTAGACATGGTTCGCCTCAAGGCAATGGATCAACATCAGCGCAATCAAGAAACACTGATAATTGATAATGTTGTTACTGTAGAAATTAACAATCAGACAATCAGAGAACGTGGGCAGTGGCCTTGGGATAGGGAAACACTTGGTAACGAGATTATCAAACTCTATCAAGCAGGAGCGTCATTAGTCGTTGTTCCTATTCTATTCGCAGACCCAGACCGTGGGGGTAAGGATACATTCTTTGCTAACGTGCTCAAACAAACACCAACTGTTATAGGGCAGATACCTAGCACAGACAATAGTAATTCTGGTGTAGTGCGTGGTGTTGCAACGGTTGGCCATCCTTGGAAAAATTGGGTATATAGATACCCCGGTGTGGTTGGTCCTATTCCAGAACTTGCAAAGAGTGCCAATGCTGTTGGTATGATGGTTATTGCACCAGAGGCTGATGGTGTAGTTAGACGTATGCCTTTGGTGATTGCAGTGAATGATAAAATATATCCATCTATCAGTATGGAAATCCTACGCATGGCATCAGGAGACATATCGTTCCAGATGAAGACGGGTATCGCTGGTGTAGAAAAACTACGCATCCCCAAATATAAAATGATTGACACAGATGCCAATGGTAACATATGGTTGGATTTTCAGTGGAGAACAAAAACTCACCCCCTACATGAGAAATTACCAGACCTCAAAGGTAAAATCGTTATACTCAGTATGACTGCTTCTGGTCTTGGAAGCCCTGTTGCAACCCCTGTGGGGGTCATACAGTCCCATGACCTTATTGGTGCATCACTTGCTACCATGATGACAGGTCGCAATATAACCAGACCATTTTGGACTGATCTTGCAGAATTAGCAATCAGCGGTGTTGGTGCATTAATCCTAGCACTAACAGTTCTCACATTGGCGTGGTATTTTGGTGCAGTATTACTGCCATTGTTCCTTGTCGGTTCATTCTATGGTTCATCTTACCTATTCACGGAATACAGTTATCTGGTGGATTGGTCCTATCCCGTCCTTACTATGTTTGTAGTTTGGGCCATTGCTGCGTTTCTGCGGTTCATGGAAGAATATAAACAGAAAATGGAAATCAAGAAACAGTTCGCTGGATATGCCAGCCCAACTGTGGTTCGGTTACTACAAGAAAATCCATCACTGATCAAAGACGGTATGAAGAAGGAGATTAGTATTTGCTTCTCTGATCTTCGTGGGTTCACACCATTAGGCGAGAGTTTTGGTGATGATGTCAAGGGTCTTACTGAAATCATGAATGGATATATGGATGCAATCACACAACCTATTTTAGATTCAAACGGCATGGTAATCAAATATATCGGTGATGCAAGTATGCACATTCATAACGCACCCATAGATGACCCAGACCACCCAAAGAGCGCAGTTAAAACTGGGCTACTGATGCTAGATGCAGTAGTGAAGTTTAATGACAAGATCGTTGCTGAAGGCAAACCACCTATAGGAATGGGTGCGGGTATCAACACAGGGTTGGGATATCTTGGAGAGATGGGTTCTACCATGCGACACAGTTATGATGTCCTTGGTGATGCAGTCTCTACCGCTGCTCGTATTGAGAGCAAGTGCAAAGAGTATGGGTGTCTGTTGTTGGTTGGTGAAGCCACATATGACTTAACCAAGGATGACTTCTTCTACTTGAAGGTTGATGAGCTTGCAGTGAAGGGTAAGACTGTTGGTATTCGAATATATACCGTT